GATAAGGCGACCTTCCTGGTATTTCCTTCAGGCAAAGTGAAATGTTTTCGCAAGGACGTCGAAATTCATATCGCGCTGCGCCAGGTTCAGCGGGGTGCCGTCATCGAGACGATAACCGGAGGCATCTCCGCTGCCGGGATAAGAACCGACGACATGCGGCCACTTGATGCCGACGGACGGATCGTTCCACGCGATGCCGCCCTCATCGCCAGGTGTATAGAAATCTGTCACCTTATAGCAGAACTCTGCGATGTCGGAGAGCACGAGGAAGCCATGTGCGAATCCCGGGGAGATGTAGAACTGAAGGTGGTTGTCCTCGGAAAGCTCCACGCCATACCACTGACCGAAGGTCTTGCTGCCCTCACGCAGGTCAACTGCAACGTCGAAGACAGTCCCGCGGATGCAGCGGACCAGCTTTCCCTGAGGGTGTTTCTTCTGAAAATGAAGCCCGCGCAGCACGCCCTTTGTCGAGGAGGACTGGTTGTCCTGGACAAAGACCATATCCAGACCGGCTTCCTTCATGTCGCGTTCGTTGTAGGTTTCTGTAAAATAGCCTCTCTTATCGCCGTGTACAGTCGGCAGAATGGTGTAGAGACCATCGATTGGTGTCTTGTTGACTGTAATCTGTCCCATGTAGTTCGTATGATCCTTTCTTTACATCATGCAGCCGGCACGTAAGGCCGGCTGCATGAAAACGTCTGGTTTTAGTACCCAAGCTCCTTCAGATATCTTGCCAGGGCATCTCTCCAGTCCGGAAGAGGAGTGAAGCCCTCCCTGACGAGCTTTGACTTGTCGAGTCGGCTGTTGAAGGGGCGCTTTGCCTTGGACAGCCCGTATTCGGCTGTGCTGACCGGGATGAGCCGGAGATTCTTCTCGCTGTACTCTTCGTGGCCGAGCAGCGCAGCCTGCCGGAAGATTTCGCGGGAGAAATCATACCAGCTGATATAGCCCGTCTTCGTGCCTTCCTTTGTATAGACAGCCTCCGGCGATGCACTTTTTGTGCCGTCCATGAGATACCCGCCCTCGGAGGCTGGAATCTCCGCATTGGTTGCATGGTAATACCCATACTTCTCTGTCTCAATCATATCGACAAGAAGCGATGCCAGGTCAAATGTGTAGGTCGGGGTCCCGATCTGATCATCGACGATTCTCAGCTCATCATGGCTTTTGCCGATATTCAGCATGGTCTTGATGTAGTTTTTCCCGTTCTTGCCGAAAACCCAAGCAATCCGGACGATGAAATACTTGTCGATGGTGCCAGAGACTGCAAATTCCCCGTCAAGCTTCGTCTGGCCGTAGACATTCAGCGGCTTATAGCCCTTGAAATCCGGATCCCACGGCGTATCTCCTTGTCCGTCAAAGACATAGTCCGTGGAAAGGTAGACCATCTTTGCATCGATGGTCTTTGCTGCATCCGCGATGTTCTGTGTTCCGCCTACATTGACAGCGCGGACCTTTGCCACTTTGTCATCATCCTCTGCAAGATCGACAGCTGTCCATGCGGCACAGTGAACGATGACGTCAGGGCGAAGCGCCTGGACTGCTTTCATGACAGCATCCCGGTCCGTGATGTCAAGGGAGATATAAGGCATTGTTGTGACAGGACTTCCATCCTGTGCGCCGGCATATTCCGGCTGGATATCCGATCCGGTTCCCTGATAGCCTCTTTTGTAGAGCTCGTTCATCACGTCATGGCCGAGCTGACCGCCAACTCCTGTTACCAGTACATTCATCGTTTTCATCCTTGTCAGACTTCTTTCCTGTTTCCGTACATCTTCTGGTAGTAGTTCTGGTATTCTCCGGAAATGATTGGCTTCCACCAGTCTTCATGTGTCTTGTACCAGTCGATGGTCATCCTGATGCCATCCGCGAACTTCGTCTCCGGAAGCCAGCCCAGCTCATTGTGAATCTTGGTCGGGTCGATGGCGTAGCGTCTGTCGTGTCCTTTGCGGTCCTCGACATGTGTAATCAGGGAGTAGGGTTTTCCAAGTGCGTCGCAGATCAGCTTCACAATGTCGATGTTGTGCATCTCATTGTGTCCGCCGACGTTGTAGACCTCGCCGTCTCTGCCCTTGCGCATGATCAGATCGATCGCGCGGCAGTGATCCTCCACATAGAGCCAGTCGCGGACATTCTTGCCCTCGCCGTAGACCGGGAGCGGCTTGTCATTCAGTGCGTTGATGAACATCAGCGGAATGAGCTTCTCCGGGAACTGATACGGTCCGTAGTTGTTGGAGCATCTGGAAATGGTGACCGGGAGACCGAATGTTCTGTGGTATGCCAGGACGAACAGATCTGCAGATGCCTTCGAGCTGGAGTAGGGGCTGGAGGTGTGAAGCGGGGTATCCTCATGGAAGAAGAGATCCGGGCGGTCAAGCGGCAGATCGCCGTATACCTCGTCGGTAGAGACCTGGTGGAACCGGCGGATGCCGTACTTGCGGCAGGCATCCATCAGGATCGTCGTTCCATGGATGTTGGTTTCAAGGAAGATGTCCGGATTCACGATTGAGCGGTCGACATGGCTCTCTGCCGCAAAGTTGACGACAATGTCAGGTTTTTCCTCCTCAAAGAGCCGCTCAACTGCCTCACGGTCCGTGATGGACTCCTTTACAAAACGGAAGTTCGGTTTGTCGAGGACGGGCTTCAGGGTGGACAGGTTTCCTGCATAGGTCAGGCTGTCGAGACAGATAATCCGGTCCTCCGGATGGTTTTTCATTTCGTAGAAGATAAAGTTGGAGCCGATGAAGCCGGCTCCGCCGGTGACGATGATATTCATAAACAAAATCCTTTCTGTGCCTTGAACGATTCTGCCGGGAATCGGTCAGCTTAATCGGTCAGCTTTTCACTGCGTCTTGTCGATATACTTGCCGTCGAGAACGTCCTTGAGGTACTGTCCGTACTGATTCTTTTTCAGAATATTGTAGACCTCGAGAACCTCCTCCTTGCTGATCCAGCCGTTGTTGTAGGCGATCTCCTCCAGGCAGGCAATCTTGCGGTGCTCGTGCTGTTCGACCGTCTTGACGAAGTTGGTGGCATCCACAAGCGACTCGTGCGTCCCGGTATCGAGCCAGGTGAAGCCCTGTCCCAGAAGCTCGACATTGAGGTCGCCATGTTCCAGGTAGATGCGGTTGAGGTCGGTGATTTCCAGCTCTCCGCGCGCGGATGGCTTCAGGTTCTGAGCGTATTCGATGACGCGGTTGTCGTACACGTACAGGCCGGTCACGCAGTAGTTGCTCTTCGGCTTCTTCGGTTTCTCCTCGATCGAGACGGCCTTTCCTTCTTTGTTGAAGGAGACAATGCCGAAGCGCTCCGGATCATCCACGTAATACCCGAAGACCGTAGCCCCGCGGCCGGACTCCGCGTTCTTGATGGCGGTCTTCATGCGCTTCTTCAGACCATGCCCGAAGAAAATGTTGTCCCCGAGGATCATCGTGACTTCGTCGGATCCGACGAATTCCTTCCCGATGATGAAGGCCTGTGCGAGTCCGTCCGGGCTGGGCTGGACCGCATAGCTCAGGTGGACGCCGAATTGATGTCCGTCGCCGAGCAGCTCGCGGAAACGCGGTGTGTCCTGCGGCGTCGAGATGATCAGAATCTCCCGGATACCGGCAGACATCAGGACCGACATCGGATAGTAGATCATCGGCTTGTCATAGATAGGAAGCAGCTGCTTCGAGGTGACCATGGTGAGCGGATACAGGCGTGTGCCGGATCCGCCGGCGAGAATGATTCCCTTCATGCGTCAGAACTCCTTTCTCGTACTGGGACCTGCCGGAAAAACGGAGGATTCTGTATGACACGTACAGACTTCGG